CCTTATAAAACCGTTCAAATATCCGCTCCACATCAATATATTCCGGGTGCATCACTTCATTTTGTACAAGCAGGCATGCCTCTCCCTCCTGCTCTGACAAAACGATCTTTACATGTCTACCACCATGTTCCCATACATTTTTAATCACATTTTGTAGCACTCTGCGCATTGCCTGATCATTGCCAAGCACCCATAATGCGCCCTCCTCAAGCTGTAATTGCGGTTCCATCTGTTGTTTTTGCCACTCATTATAATACGAAAACAAGGCTTCTTTGACCAATGCTCCAAAATCGCATTTTGTCAAAGGAACCTCATAACTTCTGCTTTCCAATTTTGTGTAAGTAAACAACTCTTCTAACATATCCCGCAACGCATGAATGCGTTCTTGAATAATTTGCAAATAACGTGTTCGCTCCTTTGCATTCTCTGTATCCTCCAACAACTGAAAATACCCATCCAAGGAGGTTAGCGGTGTGCGAATGTCATGTGACAGATTGGTATACGTCTGCACAAGTCTTTTCTCCTTTTGCACCCACTCCTGCCTGTTGCTGCGCTGCTTTTGCAAGATCTCATTCAATGAATCCGTTAATTTGCCAATCCCCAATATACGAATATCACTGACCAATATCCCATCACTTTGCTTGTCCTGCACAAACCGGAGTTGTTCCTCCAGCTTGCGCATCTGCCACCGCACCTTGACCAACAAATAGGACATTACCACCAACGCGGACAACGATACTGCCACATACCACATCATACCAAATCCCTCTTTTCTATCTGTATTATATTTATCAAAGACATCACTACGAAATAGCCGACCACTAACAAGCACACATTGCGAATTTCTGTTGCAGTCATGTCAATCTGCAATGTTTTCATTTTGCTCGTCAGCAAATACGGCTGCAGGTCTACACTTCTGTCAAACAATTTCTTTATCACCGCAGAAATCCCCATGCAGGCAACCGGTGCCACCCCCATGATCAAACACATTCCCAATGTCATGCTAAATGCCATACTTCGAATAAGCATTGCGATCGTCATACAAAGGATCAAAAACACATACTGCAATGCCATTCCCAGTAAAATCTCCGGCAAATATTTTGTCACATCACCCCATTTTATATAATGAAATGTTTTGTATACCGCAATGCTCTGCACAGCCAAGCTGATCAAATCAAATACGACTGTATATATCGCCATGGCGATCCACTTTGCATACACAAGGTGACGCCTATGTTCCATCTGCCCGCCAATATTTTTGATATATCCATTTTTGATATCTAACATCACAAACATTATCGCAAAAATAAGCGCCATCATTGTCAAAATACCCGATTTCAAATGCAATAAAAACATATCTAAGACTTCTACTGACTCTGCATCCATCTCGCTGGTGTCCTCGGAAATACCAAAAAATATTGTAGCGTTATTATCGTTCGCTGACCCTATTTCCAGATTTGCCTGATCTTTTTTCTTCGCTTTACTTACCTGCAGACCATCTTTGTTCTGCTGTCCCGAAATATTCCCCTCTGATGCACTTTGTTCCTGTCCCGAAACATTCCCCTCTGATGTACTTTGTTCCTGTCCCGAAACATTCCCCTCTGATGCACTTTGTTCCTGTCTCGCAGCCTTCATATCATCACAGTTAAACTCTGTTGTCATAAAAACCAAGCCGATCATAATAATACTGATCACCCAAAAAGATCTCATCCGAAATATTTTATATAATTCCATGCGAATACTATTCCACATATTATTGCTCCTTTCACCGACAACCTATTTTTCTGCTGTCATATTCAAAAAATAACGTTCCAATTCTTCCTGGTAAATCCGTAATTCCCTCGGAAACACCCCCGCTTCAACCAACTGTGCATTGATCTGCGCGCTATCCTCCAGCCGTTCATACAAATACAAATGGTTGACATCAATCATCTCATAACGAGTTATTCCCAGTCGATCCAAAATCGGCATCGCCTGCTCCGGCTGATCTAATGTAAGTTCCAATCGTTTGCTGCATTGCTGTATCAACTGTTCCTGCGAAATCTCCTGTAGTAACACACCATTGTGAATAATCCCAAAATCCGTACACAACTTTGATAATTCTTCCAAGATATGGCTGGAAATCAATATTGTAATATTTCGTTCCTCAGACAAACGCTGCAACATATCACGGATCTCCACAATGCCTTGCGGATCCAACCCATTGATCGGCTCATCTAACACCAAAAAATCCGGGTTGCCTACCAAAGCCAAAGCAATACCAAGCCGCTGTTTCATACCAAGCGAAAAATGCTTTGTCTTTTTGCACCCGGCATGTACCAGACCGACTAATTCCAACAATTCTTCTGCATATTTTTTATCACGAATTCCAAACAATTCTGCCTTAATCATAAGATTGTCCTGCGCTGACATATTCGGATACAATCCCGGCTGCTCAATAAGGCATCCCACTCTCGACCGTACTTTCGCTAATGATTTTCCGGAACAGCCAAATATCTCATACTCGCCAGCAGTTGGATCCGCTAATCCCGCGATCATCTTTAAAACCGTCGTTTTGCCTGCACCATTTCTCCCTAGATACATACTGAGTTTTCTCTACTACTATCCCATCGCTCAATATCGGTACTATAACTATAACCTTATCTGGGAATATCTGCACCTGCTCTAAGTGCTCTAAGAGGTATTCTACTTTTAATTTCTCATTACCATCTACATATCTGGCTACCTCCTCATCTATGTTAGCCAGCACCTTATCTATCTCTGCAATATCTCCAGAGTTAGCCTTATTCTTTTCTGTTTCTGCTTTAAGCTGGATGATCCTCTCATCTAACTCCTCCGCTTTTTTCTGGTACTCCTGCTTATTTAGGATCCCATCTAAGTAGGCATCCAGTAACTTACTCTTTCTGGAGAGCTCTCGCTGTAGATCTGCCTCTGTATGCCCTCCATTTGCCTCTAGGAGCTGTTTTCTGAGCTTAGTAAGCCAATTTATCATATCCTGCTTTATTGTGTCTGTATTCGCCTGTAATCGCTCTGATACTACCCCCATTATCTCCATGAGGGAGTTATAAGAGATATTTTCATTATCACAGCCTAAAGGATTTATCTCTCCAGCTTTCCCCATCGTGCTATCTCTTTTTCTGGTTTTCCTGCCTTTAGTCTGCTTTGTACTGCATACCCAGTACTCATCCTTAGATACTCTCTGCTTTCTCCAGTAAGGAGCCCCACAGATACCACATACTAATTTACCGCTAAAAGAGTATCCGCTGGTTTTCTTTCCTCTCTTATCGGATCCTGTGGCTATCACTCTCTCCTCATGGATCTTACAGATAAGATCCCACTCCTCCTGTGTGACTATCGGAGGGAGAGCGTTTTCCACATATACCCACTCCTCCTTAGGGAGTTTTATAGTCTGCTTACTCTCAAAATCGTGTCTTTCTTTGTTTATAATCATGGTACCTACATTTTTACAATCATACACAAATTTAGGTATATCCATAGGTTTCCACGGTTTCCCTACTGTATTACGATAACCAGCCTCATTAAGCTCCTTAGCTATGAGGGTAGATCCTTTTCTCGCCATAATGCCCTCACACATGAGCCTCCTTACCTTAGCCTGTTCTGGATTGATATAATACTTGCCATCTTTTTTATCCCATCCGTACACATTACCGCTACCTTGTAAGGCTATCTCCTGCCCCTGTCTGGCTTTCTCTATTCTGTGATCGTGGTAGTTATGGAGCTTTTTACTAAGGTTTCTACTAAACTCCTCCGCTATGATCGCTCTTACACCTGTGATAAGGGCATCATCTGGGGAGTAAAATTTCCCATCCATGTACATAAACAGGAGCTTTCCTGTCTGTACTACCCTGTTAATAAAGAGGTACCAATCCAGAGTATTTCTCTGGAGCCTCTCTTGATCCTTGATTACTACAATATCAAATAAATCCTCATACAGATCCTCATAGAGCCTCTGGTAATCATCTCTGCCCTTTACCATCGTACCGCTCTTACTGCGATCAATATACTCTCCTACCAGTTTCCAGCCATGATCCTTAATACATCCTCTATTCTCCTCAATCTGGAGTTCTATAGCGTTTAGCTGTTCCTCCTCTGCTGTAGATACTCTGGCATAAAATACCGCTCTCATACCAATAGTATCTCTTATATCCGTTATTTTCCTGTATGCCATCCTGTTTACCCTCCTGTAATAGTCCTGTGAGCTCCTGTGTGCCTCATACAGCCACTTTTATATATTAGGTGTAGACTTCTTTACTCTCGATAAAATAGAGGGCTTTATGAGGCTGTTTTCAGTTCCTATCTATTATACACCCCTTATATACTAGATACAACTAAAAAATGAGGGCTACCAGCATTTTACAGCCAGTAGCCCTCTATATGAAAAAATATTAAGGAGTGCCTAAAGGATTAAGGTAACTTGATTACCTGTCCGATGTTAATAAGGTTTTTATTTTTGATACCATTGAGCTTAACCAGAGTATCTACAGTAGTTCCATACTTTTTAGCGATCTTGCTAAGAGTATCTCCCTTAACTACTGTGTAGGTCTTAGCGGATCCTCCGCCTGTCTTACCAGAAATATCTCCAGCATTTACCCAGCCATATACAGTAGAGCCCTTACCAGAGATAGCCTGTAAATGATACGGATGTACCGCACCCTCAGCCTTGTTAGTTATCTTAGCCTGTCCTGCCTTACAACCGTATGCAACGCCACTAGCTGTAGAGCTGGTATAGTGGAGGCATCCTGTAAAGTTTACAATATCTCCAATATTGTAAGAGCCTCCTCCGTTACCAGATGGCTTAGGAGCCTCCTCTTTAGTAGCCTTAGAGCTGTACTTAGGAGTAACAAAGCCTCTGATATACTTACCGTTTACTGCAAGATCTCTATAGCCTACAGCGTTACTCTTGTTACCCTCGATAACCTTAATAACGCCTCCAGATACAGATACTACAATACCGATATGATCCGCACTACCTGTATTATCTCCTACTCCGTTATCATCCCAATCATAGAGGATCATATCTCCAGCGGATGGAGTGTAAGCATCATTCTCTACCCAGATACCCATATTCTTAGCAAGCTGGATAAACTGATTACAGCTACACTCTCTAGGGATAATATCTGTAAGCCCTGCCTTAATACCTACAGCGGATGCAAAAGTAGCACACCACGCATCTGTATATTTTACAGCATAACTTCTAGGGAGTGGCTTACAAGCGTTATAAGTATCAATAATCTTTTTATGGGATCCGTCACTCTCTTTACAGCCTAACCAACCTTTAGCGATCTCAACAACCTTTGATCTGATTTCTTTCTCTGTCATAATAATACCTCCTATCTAAACACTTAAAAAGGAGAGCCCTGTAAAGGCTCTCCCTGTCTGTCTGATAAATATATTTACTGTGGAGCTGTATAGCTCTTTGCTCTGGCACTATCGCCTAATCCCTTTGTAGTAGGATCGTTTAGAGTGTTCCAAACCGATACCACCACTAAAGAGAGTACATAAGGATTAGAGATAGCTCCTACAATGAGCTCCCCTACCTTACTCCATGTGGTAAGATCCTGTGCTGTAAGTCCTGCATACGCAAGCACAGGAGTTAAAATACTAAGTACAATCTGTACCCAGAATACAGGATTTTTTACTCTAACTTTTAAATTCATACTGTACCTCCTTGTGAGTTTGTTAATAGTTGCTACGATACCTCAAAATGAGGTAAAGAGATAAATTGGATCCCCTCCTTACTTTAATCCTACAGAAACCGCTAAGTATCCTAAGATAAGTGTTACAAGCCCTGTTACAATAAGCCACTTGAATTTATCCCACTTATCCCCATCCTTACCCTCCAGCTTGTTAAGCCTTTCAACGGTTTCATTCAGATCCCCACACATATACTTAACCTCAGTAGCCAGCTCCTTTATAGCTCCGACCATCTCAGTATTACTTTTGAGTATATCATCATGCTCATTAAGTCTTTTAGTGTTACTCTGAGCTCTAGCCTCTACCTCAGTAAGTCTGTGCTCGATGTTAATATCTGCATCTGTAGCCATAACCATAAGATCCTCCTTTCCGCCATAATAAAAGGGAGAGCTAAATGCTCTCCCTGTGGCTTATTCTGCAAGCTCTGGTAAATCAAGATCAATGAGGATCTGCTTAACCTGCTCTCTGATTACCGCTGGTACATCATTGATCGTCTTTTTTCCCTTTACAATAAGGGTAGCGTAAATTACTGCCATAGCCTTTACCTCCTTTCTGAGTATTGTTTTTAAGATAATATTGAGTAACATTACTCATTATCTCCGTCTAAGATTTTCTGTACCTCTTTTCTAAGAGCCTTAGGTACATCGTTGATAGTCTTTAATCCCTTACGGATTAAAGTAGCGTAAATCTGAGCCATAATCTTTCTCCTCCCTCTTAGTTAGCTGATAACCCTAACATCTGCTCATACACATCTGCTAAGGCTAACTGCATATCTGTAGTCTGCTCCTCTAAGGAGCTATTTTTCTCTGCCATGAGCTGGATGTACTCATCTTTCTCATAGATCTCCTGTGTTTCAATTTCAAACCCATCAAACCCAGAGCTAAGATCTCCCTCCTTAGCCTCCTCACGGATCTCTTTGATACCTGTATTTACATATACATGGTAATCATCAATCTCAAGAGGCTTTACGCTCTCCGCTGTAGTTCTTACGTTTGCAAATTTCTGCATTACCTTTTACCTCCTTTAAGTAATAATTGTGCATATATTCTACATTAGGCTCTACATATTTCTGATATAGCCTAAAGCTATCACAATGCTGTAGCCAGCCCACAGAGCTATTAAATGAGCACCACTCACTATAAGTAGGGCTCACATTGTTTTCTCTTTTACTGGAGATGCTAAGCATCCTACGCTTAAATGTTTTGCAAGTCGATTTTCTGAGTAAGGTATACTCTCCGAAAAATCTATAGCCTACAAAATCTACACCTCTTACCTTAGTAGGAAATACCTGCCAGTTATGCTTAAGCACCTGCTTAAGATTTACCGCCATAAACTCATCTAACTCTCTTTTGAGTTTGTGCAATTCCTCTTTACTGCTACCGAAAATAACCATATCATCCATGTATCTAAAGTAGTACTTAACGCCCTTAACCTCTTTGAGCCAGTGATCTACTACAGATAGATTAAAATTACCGTCATACTGGCTAACATAGTTTCCAATAGGAATACCTACGCCATCCACAAACTCTCTACCGTTATCGTCTATGATAATATTTACCGTCACACCTAGCCTCTGGAGGATCTCTATATTTTCCTCTGTGGCTGGACAAGTACTAATACTATCTATGATCTCATCCATTAACCAGATAAGCTCCTCATCCTTAAAGAGCTCTCTATACTTAGCCTTTAGTACATCGTGTACAATGCTGGGATAATACTTTCTTACATCCAGCTTTAAGCAATACTTTGTAGCCTCTGGATCTGATACTAAAATACTGGGGATCCACTTCTCCGCTACTACTTTTCCATCTTTCTTAATCTTTTTCTTATACCCTCGTAACTGATTGATAATAGGCTGGATCCCTCTGTTAGGGATTGCACTATAGGTATCCTTTGTCATGGAATTAAGTAAGTAGGGCTCTATAACCTGTAAGATAGCCCATTGACATATACGGTCTGGATAGTACGGTAACTTATAAATCTCCCTCTCCTTATTTCCCTCTTTTCTTATAAAGGTTTCATAGTCTGAGGTATGATACCTGTGTTCTATTAGATTTTCCTGTAGCCTCCTTAGGTAATGATCCAGATCTTTCTCTATACACTTTACCTCTGCATACCACCCTTTACCTCTCTTTGCGTTCTTGTGGGCTTTTCTAAGATTATCCATATCGCATATCTTAGAAAATAAATCTCCAGTATCTTTCATGTGTTTTGGCACCCACCTTATCATAATTTTGTATGTGCATAAGAGGGAGCTAACTACCTGTTGTAGTACCCCTGTGCTATCGTTCACATAACAATCAGTTCTTAGCTTGCTAGGCTAACATGGTTTACGGATCTCTCCGCTATAAGCACCCTCTTAGCTATTTTTTACCGCTCCTCATAGAGGAGTTTTATGTTTTGGCAAGAGCCACGGTAGCTGTTACTCACTTAATGTAAAATAAGTGTCACAGTGAACACATATTTCTCTGATTTTCTTTTATTTTTATATGCACATATAGTAAGTGACTGCTGATATTACGATTGCGATTACCAGAGGTATTATTACCATTCAGATTGAAACTGCAATTAGAGCCATTATTCCATTTACTGCCTAATTTAGTAATTAAGAAACCTTATCAGCTACCGACAAAAAGGGTAATAAAAAAGAGCTTTCCAGCTCCTCCTATTACCCTCTTTGATTTTATTTATTTTTCCTCAAAGATTTAAGCAACCTTTGTTTGAGGCACATACAGCAAGCGACCGCCGACAGTACGATCGCGATAACCAGAGGCATTATTACCACTCAGACTGAAACCGCAACAAGAGCCAACATTCCATCTACCGCCCAATGTAGCAATAAAGAAACCGTTGTAGGTGTAGTTCTGCCATACATAGTTACCTGTGAATACATCCGATCCACTAGCCTCTGTAGGGATAAGTAACTCTGGATGCTCTGGATCAATACCAAAAGCACTTTGATAACCGTTACTATGGCTCCAGTGATAGCCTAAGCTCTTGTATCCTGTGGTAGTATCATCTGCTACTGTAGCTCCGATCTCTTGCACAAATACCTCATTCTGTCCTTTAGCTAAGATATTTACCTTATCCAACCAAGTCCAGATATTACCCCAGAGGTTTTCCTCTCCTCTGTAAGATACTGAGCACTTACCATCTACGCCACCGTTAGGATCAATGCCAGAGCCATTACCTAAACCAGAGGTAGCTCCAGTATTTACCGACATATTAGTTTTACCATCATCGGTAAAATTACAAACGCCTCTACCTACTTTACGCTGAGCATCTAAACTAGCGTACTCGATCATAAGGAGCCACTCTGTAACCGCCATAGCAAAAATGCTGTGACTTTCCCAGCCTGTACCTCTGTTAGTACAGAGCTTTCTCGCATTCGCTCTAGTGAGGTTCTGTGTAAGTCCACTGGCTGGCTTAACTCCTGCAATAGAGGAGAGCATATCTGTAGCAAAATCCGCCACCTGCTCATCCGCTGTAAGATACTTTTTAGCATCCGTATCATAGATACAGCCCTCAAACGCTGAGAGATAGATCTTATCTTGTACGATACCGTGATTATCGTAAAAGGCTCTAGGAGCTGTAAATCCTGTCTTAGGTGTAGGGCTGATATAAAATCTACCCTTAGTGTACTGCTTACCCTTACCGCTTGTAGCGTTCTTAGAGCTTACAGGTACAGCCTTAACATAAAATACAGGCTGTTCTACCATTACCTGTACCTTAGTACCGCTAGCATAGGTTTTTTCTGCTCCGTCTACTGTCTTTTTAATTTCTACAGTAGTAGCTCCTGCCTCTGTGTATCCTGTTTCTCCTCTGTATGCAAGTACTGTACCATCATCGGCTAAGATACATCTCTTTCTACCGCCCCACGGATTGAGCTTATCAAAATCAGATCCAGCGGTAAGATTTTCTGCTCCTGCAATTCTGGTAAATCGTCTATTAGGAAAATCAATCTCCACACCATATACATCGGAGCTCTCATATCCTACAAAGCTCTTAACATCATCAATCTGCTCCTGTAAATTAACGATCTGAGCTACTGTAGCTCCAGCGGTAGGATCTACATTTACCTTTACGCTAGAGGCATTAGATACCGCTGTTACAAGATCCACCATAAGGGAGCTTACACCGATACCATTAAATGGAGGCATATAATCCGCTGTAGCGGTACTCTCATCTGCTACTGAGATACTGTAGAGGATCTCTCCAACCTGTGGATCATTTGCATAAAGTCCTAAGTTTCTTACATAATAACCCTGCCCTAAGGTCTGATTAGAGAAACTAGCGGATACTGTAACATTAGATCCATTCTTTCTCACTACAGAGGCTACCTTTTCCTCCTGTTTGATAGTACCGATACCTGTCATACTTGCCAGATCTCCAGATAACTTAGTATCGGATACTTTGATCTTAGTAAACTCCAGCTTAGTAGTACCTGCTACCACTTTTGCTAAGAGTTCCTGTCCTTTTTTTGTGATTACTGCACTCTTAAAAGCACCCATTTTATCACACTCCTTTTCTTTAATTTATTGTAATAACTGTAGCTGTGTTTACAGGGCTTGCTACAGTAGTATTACCGCTGTTAGTTGCTTTGCTGTTAATATCGTGGGTAATGATTTTTGTAAACGCCATTCCAACGCCTACTCCCTCGTAATGAGGGCTTTCTACCTCATCCTTTACAGCTATATCCATTGTGATAGCTCCAGAGGAGCCTCCTGTAGATAATGCCTGTGCTACATTGAGATCTGAGCTCTGATTTACAGTACTCTTTATATCGTGAGTGATAATATGAGTACCAGCTCTGCCTAAGCCTACACCGTAGTACATAGGGATCTCTGTAGCTACCTTAGGGTTAATATCGTTTGTGATCTGATACCTCATAGCCACACAGGATACTACCGCCACACTAAAAGGAGTTGTATTTCCCTCCTCCAGAGTGTTTTTAAGATCCAGTACCAGATTACAGGGGATCATATCCTGCAAAATAGAGGAGATCGTATCAAACGCCCCCTCTATCCCTAAATGAGTTATAATCTCTAAAAAATAATTTTTATAATCTGGATTTACGCTAAAGTTATCATCTCCACAGATACTAATAAGCCTGTTATAAAGCTCTTTCTCCGTATAAGGTACTTTATCGTTCCACTTAACCAGAACGTTAAAACGCCTTGTTTCTAGGCTGGCTCCTGCCTCTGGGTAAATACCCATCATATCCTCAAAACGCTTAATACCGTACTCATCCGCTGTTTCTATAAACATATTGTTAAGAGTACGCTCAATCTGTTCTAGGATATATTTAAGCTCTGGCGTTTCCGCCTTTGCTATCTCCTTAAACTCTTTAAGCTGTCTAAGTACAGGCATCCAATAGCCTAATAAATCAATCTCTCTAGCCAATAGAAACACCTCCTAACAGAGGTATCTCCTCCTGTGCTAAGGCTAAGTTACTGGCTACATCGTTTAGCTTTGTATCCGCCACATCTAAGATCCCATCCAGATTAAGGAGCCTGTTTTCTATCTGAGAGATACGCACTACTAAGTTACCTTTCTCCCAGTTCTTACGCATTTCTAAGAAATATGCCTCCAGAGTTTCCTCCGCCTTAGGCTTTACCTGCGACCACTGGTAGCCATCATTTAGAGTTATTCTGGATTTTATGCTTACCGTCTTACCCACAGCGGATACTACTGTTACGGTATGCCCTATAGGAGCTATGCCACTACCTGTACCCTGTGGATCTGGATCTATAGCCTCCTGCACCGCTTTTACAAGCGTGCTAGATGCTACCCCAAAATCACTGTTGATAATGATTAACTTAACAGTGCCTCCCCCATTCCACACAGGGATAACCACTGTACCGCCTACACCATCCAGAGCATCGGTTTTCTCTACATAATCCTGCTTATTACCACCAAAAGGGTTACTATCAAAGGAATTAAGGTATCGTGTCCTTAGAGCCTCTGTATCCTCCTCATCCTCCGCTGGGATAAGGAGCTCTGTAAGCTCTCCAGTAAGATCCTTATCAATGTACTCAATGGGGCTAAGCTCTCCAAAAAACTTATTACCATTAGTACCCTCTGTTTCACACTCCATCTGGTAATAAAAATAGCCATCAGCACTCTCCATAAATGCTGTGGCTACATAGTTAAGCTCATTCAGATTAAATCTGGATCCTATAGGGATCTCCATATTAAATTTACCCTTTAGAGTAGCCTTAGTAGCCTCATAAGGGATAATACCTCTCTCCTTACAGCGGAGGATTAGAAACTCTCTTACTGCGGTATCTGCATACCCATTATTTACGATATTACCTAGCTGGATATATACATCTGCGTGCTCTGCGGATACAGGGGCTATAGCGTTCATAATAACGGAGCCCTCACGCTTATCTACATCACTTGCCACCCTTGCTAGGGATCTATCTAATATATTTTCGTATGTCTGATCCTCATACATCCATTTCCACCTCCTTACTACCTACATCTGTTACCAGAGTAAATTTTATATGGAGTACATCTTTAATCTGGGATACCTCCAGATCTTGTACTCCTGTTATGTGCTCATTCTCAAATAAGCACTCCTCCATATACCGCCTTACCTCACTGTTAAGGTATTCCTCGCTGTAGCTATATCCGATGAGATCATAAACCTCATCCCCATAACCCCAGCTATAAATAATCCAGCGGTATCTCTTAGCTTTAAGAGCTAAGTAAGCCCACACACAAAGAGCATCCACACCAGTTACTATCCTCCCTGTGAGTGTATCTTTTTCAAAGTCTATCTCATACTCACGGATAGAGGAGGCTGTTACCTCTTGATCCGCTAGAGTAAGATCCTCTGTTGTTGCAAAAGGAAATAAACTCATTTACGCCTCCACCACCCTTGCTATGATTACATACTTGTTATTATCATTAAGTTTCTGTACCAGCACCATATCCCCAGCCTTAAGCCCATCGGTATAGGTTATCTGGCTCTGTTTCCATACCCTAGTATCTGGATCTGGGTTATCCTTACTAGCAAAACCGTTACTCTGTGTAGTATCCACAGATACTCCAGATACATAAGGTACTTTTATTTGTCTGGTATACCCTGCTACTAAGTAATCTGCTATATACAGATCCTCAGCATTGAGTACCAGATCATCTATCTTTACGCTGTTAGAGCTTTGCATTACTCCTATCTGGGCTAAGGTAGGATTGCTTTTTGCTCCCTGTGATTTCATCATATCTAAGAGCTCCAGATATATATGATCGCTTTTCATTCTCTCATCATCTGCCATGCTATCCCTCCTTAGTATCCATCATTTGTTTTAGAGTTACTGTTAAGCTCATGGTAGCTACTCCATTCTGCCATGTGTGAGTATCTGCATCTATCCACACTACACCGCTGAGCCCTGTAGAGCTATCTCTTACTACCGCCCCTGCTCCTGTTACTGCCTCATTGAGGTTTACACATTCCAGAGTAAAGGTTTTCTCAACCGTCTTAAACATACTCTTAGCTGTGGTAGTAGCATCCTTGCCCTCCTCTTTAGTGTAGGTCTGTTGGAATATACCATACTTTTTCACATCTGCATCATTTTGTACTACTCCCTGTGGCTTGCCCTCTCCGTCATAAATACGAACCTTATTAACCATGTTAGTAATGCTCTCTTTATAGTTAGAGCTGGTAATATTGCTATCCTCCGTGATCTCAATACTGCATACCACCTTACCCATTTCCTCTACATTGAGGTAGCCTTTTTTAGCTACCACTCTGTAGCTTACTCCGTTCTGTTGGTACGCTTGTGTATAGGCTCTCATAATAATCTCATATATAGATACATTCTGTACTATGAGTTTCTGTGTTAGCCCTGTCTGAGCTAAGGAGCCTACAGGGATCTCCATATCATCACATACCATCTGAGTTATCGCCTCCGCTGTTTTAGAGCTAAAATTATAAGTGGCGTTACTCTTGATGGTATAGAAAAGAAGATCATAACAGGTATAAGTAACCGTACCTGTGGTACTACTTGCCTCCCTCTCTAC